AACCGTACCCGCTACCGCCGTACTGGGCCGAGGCGACGAAAGCCGCTACCAAAAACAAACCTACCAAAATCGAGATACGCATAGCTACCCTCCTAATTAGAACCCGGCAATAAGCGCAGTGGCGGAGCCATCCGCCGGCGTGGCCAGGTTGACCTGAGAAATACTGGTCTTCGTCTGTGTGTTGAACGTGTAGACCGACCCGGAAGGAACCGCCACCGCACTGCCCTCCGTGAGACGCGCGTTGAACGTATTCGTGTCACAGTTGACCAGCACGTAAACGAGAGAGGGACCTTGGTTGAACACCGACAGGGACGACACCGTGAAGCCCGTCACGTTGGTGGCCGTGGCGGAAACCGAAACCGACTTCCCGTACCCGGTAGTGAAATCAGCGACAGCGATAGCCGCCACCAGCAGTGAACCCAAGGCCAGCCCGACAATACCAATCTTCTTCATAATACCCTCCTGTTAGATAAACGACGGAGCCTGCATCCGCAGGTTTACCGCCTTGTGCATGTGATTCTTCTCGAAGATGCCAGCAGCGACTTCATTCCGGTACATCTCGAGATAGCGTTCCGCCAGCAGGTCGCTTGACCAGGGCCTGTTGGGGAGGACCAAAAGCTCGTGCATGGCCCGGTAGCGGATCGCGTCGGACCACCGGGACAGGAACTCGTCGGGAAGCACGTCCTCGCCCTCTGACGGGACGTAGGCGATGTCCGCTACCAGCGTGAACCCGGCCTCGCTGGCGTTCGGTACCGCGGAGGTGGCAAACCTAATCTGATACTCGTAGACAGGAAGCGCCGGAGGGACAACAACGGCACCGTTCACGTCATACAATAGCTCGTACTCGGTCGGGTAGATCTCCCGGCCGGCGTTGAAGTCCTTCGACTCCTCGGTGGCGGGATCAAGAAAGCGTACCCGCATGATGCGGCGGGGCTGGAAGGACGCCAGGGCAACACTGTAGGTGTCCTCATCCGCGACCAGTGTAGCCGTCTTCTCCACCACGTACGCCTCGCTGTCCTGGCAGAACTTGCGTCCGGCCCGGCGAAGGTAGAAGCTGGCCACAGCCGCGTCAACCCCCGGAAGGTCCGGGAGCATCGCGCTGGCTATCTGGGAGTAGGCGGCTATCGTGGCCATGGTTTACTCCTGGGTTTTCTTCAGGGCCTTGGGCTTGGGTTGCGGAAGGGGTTTGGGGAGCTCAGGCTTGGTCTCAACATAGGTCTCGACAGGTACCGGAGCAGGGGCCGGGACGTGAATAGCCTGGCCCATGACGTCGCACGGGACCATGTCCTTACGCTTGGCTAGGATAGGGGAATAGTCCAGGACGATGCTGGTGCCGTTCTTACGTAAATACTTGGGGGTCATAATGGATCTCCATCGAAAAAGGGGGTAATGGGACCCTGCAGGGGATTAGCCCGCAGGGTCCCGGAATCTACTCGGTGGCCTAGCCCTCGAGGTCTTCGACGTCGGCGATAACCGCCCACACGAGAACCTTGCCCCAGCTAAGGGCAGTGACCGAGGTCACGGTCTTCATGTTAAGGTCGATCGTATCGGCCGCCGCATATACATACGGGATGTTGGCCGACACCACCGGGGCTACCGTCCCCGCCGCCGACTTGGCGTCGAAGTTGGCGACGAAACGATCAACGTCCCCGCCGTCCCCGAGGTCGATCGCCAGCGCCGTGCCAGCGGCCGCCGTGTCAACGGTAAAGCCCGCTGCCAGGACTGCCTGCCCTTTACGGACGCTGAACACCTCGATAACGTCCGTGGCGGCCAGGTCCGTACCCTTTTGCGCCACCGCGGCGTTGATGTCGATTTCCTTCTGAATGACACCGACCTTAGCCCCCAGGGCCGGGAACGCGCCCCGACCAACCGCAACTACTTGTCCATCATAAGCTGCCATGATTCACCTCCATAATAATCAATTAGGGGCTTCAGCTTCCGCATCCACCCCGTAAAACGGGAACCAAGGGTTAGCCCTTGGCGCCCAACAGAACACCCAACGCTTCCGGCTTCTCGACCTTGTAGCCGAAAACCTGGAGACCCCGGTGCAACATCCCGAACCCGTTCGGGTTATCCTGGACCTTGCTCTCGGTCAGCTGGGTCGCGAACGTGGTCGCGTCCTTGTGGCCGAACAGCATGGAAACGCCATTGGTCGTGTCACCGGCCAACAGGTTGCTGGAATACAGCGTGAAGCGGTCGATCATACCCAACAGGCCGTTGCGCATGATGGAGGTGCTGTCGCCCGAGAGCGAGGCATCCTTCAGGTCCGACTTCTTCACCAGGCCCGCGGCCCACGGCGGGATGATCAGGAAGCGACCGGACTCCGGCACGTTCTGCTCATCGAGGACAGTACCCGCATCCACGAAGTAATCGAGGATGTTGGCCTTGGTCAGCGCCACGGGAGTACCCGCCACGCCCATGTTGAACGCCGAGCTCTTGCGGCCGGCCGTCGCCCCGCGGTTCGTCGCCGCGGCATCTGCCGGGATGTCGCCGAGCACGTCGCTGTCGATCACGATCTTCAGCTGCTCCGCGGCGTCCGTGGTCCACTCGTCCACGAAGTTCTTGATGTCGGTCTGAACCTTGTCAAGATCCTCGGTCACGAACGACCAGTACTTGCCCTTGTCGATTTCCAGCGTGACCGACGGGGCCTCAGGCTGCTCGTTGACGAGCGTCTGTCCCTTGACGTAGTCACGGATGGTCATATCGGGACGCTGACGGATAAACACCGTATCGCCCATCTTACGAATCATCCCCTCGTAGTTGGTGTTCGTGACGACACTCAACACGGTGGAATCATAATACTTCACCAGAAGCTTACCAGCCCAGAGCTGCGGGATGTACCGCATGGCCACCGAGCCGATGTTCCGAACACCAGGTGCACTAGGAAAACTCATAGTCCCCCTCCTTCTTTCTAAAGCGCCACCGCCTCAGGAACATCGGCCCACTCGGGCTCCTGTCAACCGGACACTATCCGGCCCTCGGCAGCGGCTTCCTCAATCACGGCTTCGCGGACCGCACGCAGCTTCGGATCCCCCGCGTACTTGCCCCGGGCGACGTCAGTATAGAACTGCGCCACCTCGGACTCACGCAGCACGGGCTTGACCGCCGGCTTCGTCTGGACCGTTCCACCCCTGGACTTGGACGGCTTTACCGGAGGACCGGAAACCGGAGCCACATCCACAACTTCATCCTCCGCTCGCGCGGCTTGAGGACTATTGTCCGCATCGAGGGGAGCGTACAGGTTGAGCAGGCGCACCACGCGATTCACATCGCCGGCCGCCACGGCTTCCTCACCAATTTCCTGGTAAGTACGGCCTGTCAACTCATCCGTAGACTCAAGGAACTCGATCCACTCGGGATCGTTGTCATTGGTCTCGTTCGCCCCCGGGTACCTCGCCTCCACCCGCTCCCAGAAAGACTGGCCGCGCTCCTGCGTGACCGACCCTTCCAGCGATTCGATCCGCGCCAGCAACGGTGCGACCGCCCGCAGTATGATCTCCTCGGAGACCCCCCGCGCCAGCCGCGCCTGAAGTTCAAGCGCAGACTCCTCGTACTCGCCAAGCTCCGAATCCTTCAGGTACTTCTTGTACCCGGTGGCCTTCGGGGCCGCTGAATCCGCATTGTGGATCTCGTCAGGTTGCTGCCTCTGGGCCTTAAGCTCAGTGACCATCCCCTTCAGATACCCCACGTCCTCGGTCAGCCGTGGAACCTCGGCATTATACTTGCCGTACAGCGTCCGGTACTTCTGCTCCCAATAGGCAGCGTCCCTACCGTCACTCGCGACTTCCTTCCCGCCGACCTCGACCGTTACGGTCTCTTCCGGAGTATCGTCCACGGTTTCCGTGGGCGGCTCGGTTTCCGCTGGCGCGTCCACCCCGATCGAATCAAGGGCTGACGCCTGGTCAGTGTCCTCGCTGATCGCCTGGTCATACGCGGCTGCGGCTTCGTCGGCCTCTTTCTCGGCCTGTCTTACTGCATCTGGCAGTGCCATCTTCGTCCTCCTGTGCCCGCCCCGTCCGGGGTATGGGCAGTTGTCGTTATGGAAGGCAGTCTCGCCTACTTGGCGGCTGTACCCTCCGGTTTAGTTCGGGCGATCCGGTCCAGGTGATCCCTGGAGCCCCGGACATACCCGAGTAAATCATGAAGCAAGATATCCTGTCCCAAACATTTATGCAAGTCAATTCCGTCAAGAACGCGGGACTGGTCGTGACAGTCCTCGAGACTGGCCTTGAGCCACTCGAGCACCCGGGAGAAACGCGCCTCCGACTTGAGGCTGTCAAGATCCTTGAGGACCTGTTCGTCCGGTTTAAGTAGCATCACCCTTCTCCCCGGCAGGCATCGGCCCTCCTGCCTGTTCCTGTCTGGCCTGCATGAGCCCCTGCATACCACGGGCGCCCAGATCGGCAGCCACCGCGTAATCCTTGATCGCCTCGGCCTCGACCTTCTTGCCCTTGATGTCGAGCTCCATGCCCTTGAGCTGCGCTTCCTGCTGGATCTTCTGGATCTCGAGCTCGAGGCGCGTCTGGTCAAGCTGGGCCGACTGGATCTTGAGCTGGTTCTCGATGGTGGCCCCCTCGGCCTCGATCTGCTTGATCTGCATGTCGAGCTGGGCAGCCTGCATCTGCATCTGCATCATCTGGTTCTGGGCCTCAGCGGCCTGCTGCTGCTGGGCGGCCAGCGACTGGCGCTGCTGGTCCTTCTCCTTGACCAGGGCGCGGAGCCTCTTCTCGGAAAGGGTAAGCTCGTGGCCCGGTATCTCGAGGGACTGGGCGGCCTCGCGCAGGATGGCCGCGCGACCCTCGATGCCGACTATCTCGGCGTCCTGCTCGTTGTTGGTCACCTCGAGGAACCGCATCCGCCGGTCGGACATCTGCTCGCGCACCATCAGGGCCACGACGCCGGTAGGGACGACATTGATGTCCCCCTGGAACTCGGACCCGAGATACTGCTTGTTCCACTCGAACTGGCGTTTGATGACGCCCCGGATGACCTGTTTCTCCACGTCCATGAGCACCCGCTTGATCCCCTTGGCGGCGGAGCTCATGAGCATCGAGAGACCAGAGGAAGTCCGCCCGGCCCCGGCCACCTGGTCATTGCCGTATGCGTACGCCGGGATGCCCGTGTAATCATCAGCCAGGCGGGCGAAGTGGTCGTAGACCGCGAGGAGCTCGTTCGCGTTGGATTCGGGCTGGAAGAACCGGATGGCGGGGGACGCGTTGTTCCCCCGGTTGGTCGTCTGCCAGATCTTCATCGGGGAAATGGAGTCGATGCTCTCGCCGGGGAGCAGCCGGTTCACGTCGACCTCGGCCTGGGGGCCCGAGGAGACGGCAAGATTGTTGACAAGGGCCCGCATGGAAGCGTTGCACACCTGCTGCAGGTCGCTCATGAGCTCGGGCACCCCCTCGTACCAGAAGGAGCCGGGGATCCGGGTCCAGCCGCACTTGAAGTAGGGGCGCAGGCCGAGCGGGTTGTCGTTGGAGTTGACGTAGATAACGCGCCGGCCGACCACAATGGCGTTGACCTGGTACTCGGTCACGGGGTCGATCCGCACGTCGGTCCCCGGCATCTTCTCAACGCCGTGCTCGAGGAGCATCCTGCCCTGCACCGAACACCAGAACTCGAGGCCCTCGAGGGTCTCGGTGAAGGGGGTCGGATTGACCGTGTCGCGCTGCTCGACGTCATCGCGCTCCGACTCGAAGTCATCGGTGGACTCGCGGTAGGTGGAGAAGGATGAGTCCAGCAGGACCTCGTCAAGGACCTTGGCGTCGTACCCGGGCTGGCCCTTGAGCAGCGTCAGGTCGCGGCGGGTGAACTTGACCCGCTCGACCAGGGAGCCGTCATTCACGCAGACCGCCTCCGGGGAGGGGTAGAAATCAAAGGGGGACACGCGCTCGTACTCGGGGACCACCTGGTCGACGACCACCGGGATATTGCGCTGGGCGACCTCGTCGCGCTCCCATTTCGTGATCTGCCGGATGCGCGGGATGGGGCCCTTGATGATGCCGACCTTGAGGGTGACGAGATCGCTAAGGAACTCCTCGAACGCATCCGCCCACCCGCCCTCGACCATCTGGTCGTGGATCTTGTTCTCCATCCTCGTCGTACGCTCCCGCAGCTCGGCCTCGTAGTCCTCGACAAGCTTCTCGAGCTCCTCGTTGACCATGGCCTCGAGATCGGCGATGGAAGGCTCGGGCGCTTCCTGCTCCTGCTGGGTGAACTGCTGCCTGACGAAATCAATCCGCACCTTCGCGTTGGCGAGGGCCTTTTCCGTCAGGCCCTTCGGCCCCTCGGGGATCGGCGTCATCATTATCGACCAGGGCTTCTCGGCCGCGGAAAGGACGTCGAACAGCCAGGACTCGGCCGCGCGGCACTTGACCCCGGTGAGGCCCATGAAGATGTCGGACCCGCCGAAGGAGCGGATGGCGGAGAGCTTGTCCTCGTCATACTCGCTCTTGCGGGCCCTGAGATTCTCCACCATCTGCCGGTGGATACCTTCCTCGCGCTTGAAGCGCCGGTTGGTATCCCAGATAGCCAGGAGATACCCGAGCAGGCCCTTGACCGCGGGGGAGTCCTGCTTGAGGGCCTTGCGCTCCTCGGTCTCGCGCATGGCGTCGACCACGCTGTCGCGGCCCGCTATGCGCAGGACGCCGGCACCGAAGGCGGGTGACACGGTGTCATCCGGCTCCGACAGCGGACGCCCGCTGGTCATGGGTTCGCCTGGCAATGCCATGGAAGAC